AATTTTAAAAATGAAATAAAAATTCAGTATATTATTATATTTTTTAAAGTGCTACTCTTCATTGAGCGTCACTATGTAAGCAGTTTTAGTTGAGAACTCTGAATCTCACTTTCGATCTACTGTTGTTTAGGAAAGATCGTGGCCTACGATTTGGTCATTAATAACTTGGTTATAAAATCAGAGGTATGTTGCGTGTAGCTGCCTCAATAATTGCTCACAGCACCCCCTTATACTTATAAATTTTAATCATGGTTACAATTAAAGAAAATACGATTACGCGATGCAGAAGCCCTGCCCCAAAATATTGTGATTTACATATGTCTATTGCTAGGATATATGGTGAGGATGATGTTCCCTATGAAATTACTGAAAGATCGTTTAAAATGTTGAATCCACATTTCAGTACTTTTCTCCCTACTATTAAGGAGGAAGAAATATTTTCAGTGCGAGGAGATAATTTGGAATTTGAAGAATATGAAGAAATCTCTGAACACCTTTATGGATCATTCTTTTGTGAAGAAATCGATCAATGTCTATGTGGTTATGGTGTTTGTGATATTCACAAACCACATAATATGAATCCCTCAGATTTTGAGGGAGATCTTGAAAAATTTACTATTTTTGATGAAAAATGTGATTGTTTTAGTGATTGTGATTGTGGTATTGTAGAAAACAAAATTTTAAATGTTTTTCCTACAATCCATGAATATGCGCAATTAAATGTACAAAGTAATGAAGTTTCATCAGATTTTGACATCCCCTATGTAACTAAACTTGTTGAAGATATAGCATGGTGTGCATATTTATTGAGTCAAAAACCTACAAGAAGGGGATTGATTGAAGTTGGAGTTACCTTTGCAAAGTTACGATCTAAGGATGCTTTGACTTATGACGTTTATCGTAAATTGTTTTTGGATAAAGTTGAAATAGAATTTGATGTTAATAATTTAGATGTTGAATATGAAGTACAAAGTATGGAATTTGTCCCCAAAGTTAGACAATTATTAGATTCTTATAAAGACATAATAAATAGTCCCATTTACAAGAAGATATATAAATGTATCATGTATGGTATTTCTTTAAATATTTTTGATACAATTGGTATTCCCATGAGTAAAATGGGATACTCTGCAATGGAGAAGGCAATGTTACGAAGAAAATTTTCAAATAAATCAGATTTTGTGTATACTTTATTAGATACAATTTTATTTGTTTTGGAAAAAGGGGTCTATATTGTTCAAACTGGTGACATTAGTGCTTTTACACAAACTGGATCTAAATATGGTGAACTTTATGAAGATGCTGTACTTTTAAAACGACAGGCTAGACTTGTTTCTAATGCTGAAGATCATGGTTTTAATGAACCAGAATTTCGTCAAAAATTAGATTCTACTATAGAAAAATTTACTTCTATACACAAACATGCTCGAGGTCTCGATGTTTCTGAAAAGCAATTGATTTCAATGAAGTTGAGTGAATTACAAATGATTCGTGATGATTTGACATCATTAGCCGCTTGTCGGGAACCGCGAGAACAACCGTTTGGTGTTCTTGTTGTAGGAGGTTCTGGTATAGGTAAATCAACTATTACTGAACAAATATATCAATATTTTGCAAAAGTTGTAGGGTTACCAAATGACCAAATGTATAAATATGTTCATAATTTTTTAGCCAAATATTGGAATAATTTCCGATCTTGTTGTTGGTGTATTGTCATGGATGATATAGCTGCTGAGCACCCAAAGTTGGGTGATAATTCATCAGTTAAAGAAATTATTCAAATTATGAATCCAGTTCCATATTGTCCAGATCAAGCAGCCCTTGAGGATAAGGGTAAAACTCCATGTAAACCGAAATTAGTTATTGCGACTACGAATGTTAAGACAGTTAATGCTGAACATTATTTTGCATATCCATCAGCAGTTCAACGTAGATTTCCTTATGTGGTAACACCAAAAGTTAAAGAAGAATATACAAATTCACAAGGTATGTTGGATTCATCATTAGTTAATGATGGTTCTCCATTTGCTGATTTGTGGACGTATACAGTTGAAGTTGTTAGACCTGTACCTTATGGTGAAAGAAGAACTCTTGCTTATATGGAAAAAATTTTGGAAAATGCATCACAAACTGAATTTTATATTTGGATGCGTGATGCAATAAATAAACACCAGGATAATATTAGTAGAGTCAAACACGGTTTATCTCACTTAAGAAATGCTACTGTGTGTAAGTGTTGTCAATTGCCTGATCAAATGTGTTTAAATATTCAGAGTGATGAAAATGACGTTTCTTTTTTCCTTAGTACCTTACCTATGCAATTATTTTCTATCATACAAACAACAAGTGTATATAAATGGATTGAAAGAATGTTTTGTTTCATATATTTCACTTTTTATATATCAAAATTTTTTGATTCTACATCATTAAAATACAGAAAAGCTAGCATTTGGATTCTAGAGAATTTGGATAGAAAAGATAAATGGAGAGAAATGGGAAATCGTGTTAATTCATATTTCACAACTCCTAAATTATCAATTTTGTTAATTTCTGTAGGAAGTGCAATTGCTTTTTATAAAACCTTTAGTAGATTGCGTCTAGAAGGACAAGAGACTTCTAGTCATGGTGAAAAACCTGAACCTACGAATGATGAAAGAGAAAATGTTTGGTATAATCAGGATTTCACTTTAACTAGTTTCGAGGTATCGAGGCAGAGTAGTTCAGCTATGAGTGAAGACTTTAATAAATTTGTGAGTCGTATAGCTGACAATTGTGTTTCAGTTAGAACATACAGATTTGGAACTACAAAATATACTCCTGGGAAAATGACGTGTTTAGGTGGTCATATCTATATTACGAATAACCATAATATACCTGATGTTGGTTCTGGTTCCCGTATGATTCTCGTTCAATCAAGTTGCTTAGGAGTAAGTCGTAATTTAGAATTTGTTATCTGCGAAGATGATATTGTGAGATATCCAAAAAGAGATATAGCCTTCCTTAAAATACGCAATATTCCACCAAAGAAAAACATAATCAAATATATTGCAAATAAAGATTGTAAAGGAACTTTTAAAGGAGTTTCGCTTTCTAGATTGTTTGATGGTAGTGTACGATCATTTGATGTTAACAATGCCAAGCACAGAGATGTGGTTACAACTAGTTCAAAACTTGGGGTTTTACCACTTAGAACTATTGAAGGAGTTACTGAAACCAAAACAGAATCAGGAGATTGTGGATCATTGTTTGTTGCCAATACAGAATTAGGTTATATAATTATGGGTATTCATGTTGGTGTAAATATGTCTAATAATAAAATTTGTTTCACTAGTATTGATTCAGAATTTTGTGAAACTATGTTTCAAGATAATAGTAAATATTCAGTCGAAAGTTCTGAATTTGATCTACTAAGCTCATCATCGCAAAATAGGCAAGTCTCAACATTAGACAAAAAATCTGTCTTTAGATATATGAATGGTGGTTGTGCAAATGTTTTTGGTTCTTTCACAGGATTTAGAAATATTCCCAGATCAAAAGTAGGTCTCACCCCAATAGTGAATAATTTGGATAAATTAGGTTATAAAATTCGATATGGAGCACCAGTCATGGGATCTTATGTACCCTGGCGTATTGGGGCTCTAGATTTAGTTCAACCTATTTGTAGATTGAGTTCATGTGTCCTTGCTAATTGTAAAAAGAGTTATATGGATAAAATTGTTAAAGAAGTTAACATTTCTGAAATTAAGAAAACACTTATAGTACTAGATGATTTCACAGCTTTAAATGGAGCCGCTGGAGTTTGTTATATAGATAAACTTAATAGAAATACTAGTGCTGGCAATCCATGGAAAAAGAGTAAGAAATATTTCTTGAAGAAAACAGATCCTGTTGGTGAAAATTTGGATCCTGTAGTGGTTGATGAAGAGATAGATGATAGACTGGAAAATATTATAAAAAGATATTTAGATGGTCGTCAAGCACATCCAAATTTTTGTGCCCACCTTAAAGACGAACCAGTTTCATTTAAGAAAATAAAAATGGGTAAAACTAGAGTATTCACTGGTGCACCAATGGATTGGAGTATTATAGTTAGAAAATTTCTATTAACTAGTACAAGATTAATCCAAAATAACAGATTTGCTTTTGAAGCAGCACCTGGAACAATTGCACAATCTTTAGAGTGGCAGGAAATTTATGAATATGTTACATGCCATGGTGAGGATAGAATTATAGC